ATTTTAAAATGGCGTCGGCACTCTAAAGTGCTAAGTACATATTTGGAGCCAATGCCTAAGTATGTCATGCCAGATGGTAACATCCATACAATGTATAATCCGTATGAAACAGTAACAGGTAGATTGAGCAGCGATTCTCCTAATTTACAAAACTTCCCATCCAAAACGGGTAAAGAGCCAAGAGGGATGATTAAAGCTCCACCGGGTCATATTTTAGTATGTTGTGACTATGGGCAAATAGAAGCTCGATTAATTGGAGTTGCTAGCCAAGATCCAGTTTTTTGTAAAGCTCTTTGGGAAAATTATGATGTACACATGGAATGGGCTAGAAAGATTGCGGAAGCTTACCCACAAGTTATTCATGGCTCACAAAATCTTGATAATAAAAAAGCAATGAAAACTTTTAGAAGTAAAGTAAAAAATCTTTGGGTATTCCCCGCATTTTATGGTGCGTCATATCGATCCATTGCAGCGGGATTAAAAATACCCGAATCAGTAGCTCAAGAGTTGTTTGAAGAATTTTGGGATCAATTTAGTGGCGTTCGTAAATGGCAACGTTGGTTATCAGATCGATATAATGAATTAGGTTATACTGAATCATTATTTGGGCGTCGCCGTCATGCGCCTTTAACCCATAATGCCATTATTAATGCACCCATTCAATCTTCAGCCAGCGATATTTGTGTGCTATCCATGGTAGAATTAAATAAAAAAGGTCTAACTGTTGTATTGAATGTGCATGATGAAATTGGATTCTATGTACCGGAAGATCAACTTGAGTTTCAAGTTGATCAGATCATTAGGGAAATGACCAGGCCAAAATTATCTTGGCTCAATATCCCCATTTCAGTAGAAGTTAAAATTGGATATGACTGGTTTAACATGGAAGAAAGTTTAACAGTTGATTCTACTGAATACTACAATGTGCCAAAAGCATTGTTTGATTTTCGTGATATTTATCGAAAATAAGATCCGTCTGGAAACGCCCCAAAACTTCGATTTGGGGCGTTTATATTGATACCCGCCACCCAACTACTCAAAACATGTATTACGCGCTAAAATCGCCGATTTGACGGCTTTAATTGCATGTTAGTCCGTCAACTTCAGGTACAATCCAACCGTAACCCCAAACCGAGTAACCATCATGAGTAATTACCATAATCAATACCGTCCAACTGAATTAGATATGGTGTTGGGTCAAGAGCATGTTATATCAGCATTACAAGAATACAAACGGAAAAATAACTGGCCTCACGCTTTTTTATTTACAGGATCGGCTGGGACGGGTAAAACCACACTAAGCCGAATCATTGGAAAAGCGTTAGGTACTGATAAAACAGGGATCATTGAAGTAGATGCTGCGGTATTTAATGGAGTAGATACTATGCGGTCGCTGATTGGTGATCTTCAATACACTAATTTGGGTGAATCCGATATTAAATTCATCATTCTTGATGAATGTTTTGCAAAAGGCACATTAGTCAATACTCCAAACGGGGAAATTCCCATTCAGTTGATAAAACCAGGAGATACGGTTTATAACATGATGGGAAGTGCCAAAGTAAAGCACACATTTGCCAATAAGATCCCTTTGGACAGAGTTGTTAAAGTGCATTTAGATTCTGGTAAAGCAATGATTTGTTCTTGTGATCATTTGTTTTTTACTGATCAAGGTTGGATAAAGGCCAAAAATCTAAACAAACAAATGGTTATGTTTAATTTTGATTTTTGGTTGCCCAACAGCCAAAATTTTAGTAGAAGTGGATGGAATTGGACATCAATTGAAAATGAATATCAACAAAGATATAAAGAAAGAGCAAAAACTGTTGGAATTGGGGTGGACTACGTTGAGGTTTACCAACGAGGAAATAATGACGAATCTTTCAAAAGTGTTATTGGAGATTCAGAACGTAATCAAGGGTTTGTGACATTGTATGATCTTGAAATTGATGGACATCCCTCGTACTACGCAGAATCATGCTTAGTGCATAATTGTCACATGCTATCAAAAGCTTCATGGAACTCTTTATTAAAAGTAGTTGAAGAACCACCCGCTCATGTCTATTTTGCATTTTGTACGACAGAATCAGATAAAGTACCTAACACGATTCAAAGTCGTTGTACCCAGTTTAATCTTAAACCCGTTAATCACAGTGATTTATGCAGTTTGTTAGAAGCCATTGTATCACTGGAAAATTTACCCATACCACCACAAGGTATTGATTTAATTGCACGAAATGCATTTGGTTCACCACGAAATGCATTAACAGCTCTTAATTTATGTGGGCACTGTACCAATTTGGATGAGGTACGAACCGCATTGGAAGAAGCGGAAGGCGATGCTGACAGCATTGAACTATGTCGGCTACTAACGGGTAATGTAGCGCCTACTTGGAAAAAAGCAGTGGCATTACTCAAAAGGATGGACAACAAAGCGCCTGAAAGCATCCGACTGTTAGTAGTGAATTATGTAGCAAAAGCTCTTATAAGCACTACATCAGAAGCAACTGCCATCAAATATTTGGCAATATTGGATGCATTCAGTAAGCCTTGTAACCCATCCGAAAAGATGGCACCAATTTTATTGGCGATTGGAACTTTATTACTGAGTAACCCTGAATGAACAATACGACCTTTTCAGAAATCATTACTGATCTTGTTAATCATTTAAAAATTGATAAGCATGATTTAGATAATGAAGTAACTAGACATTCAGATTTTTTGCATACGACTTCAGAGGCCCATGCCCATGCAGTCAATTTACGAGATGCGGCAAAAAATAAACTGGAGGAGCTTTACGCTGAATTATCTTTAAAGTATCGTCGGGATGCTGATAACTCTGGAACTAAAATGACAGAAGATCGTATCAAACAATCGGTACTGATAGATCAGCAATATAAAAACCTTCAAAATGATTTGCTTCTTTTGAAGCTAGATTGTGACAAACTGGCGGCACTAAAAGATGCATATACATCCCGTGGTTATATGCTTCGAGAACTTGTCGGTTTGTGGATAGGAGGTTATTTTTCCAATCGTTCCATTGAGGGAGCTGAACACTTGGCCGAAACAGCCAGGTATAATCATGCACGACATGCAATAACAGATGCACGAGTGCGTGGTGGTAAGCAGTAAATACTCGTTAGCTTTTGCTCTTGGCTGATATAGTAACTGTTGTGTTAAATCACACAACAGTTGATTTTAAGAGCAATTACTTAGGCGAACAGCACGTAAATCTGGGCAAAAATGCCATCGTAATCATGCTAAATGCCTATAACTTTAAGGTGAAATCATGAGTAAGTTTCAATACAAACCGCGTGAAGGCTCTTCAACACGTAAACGGGCAGAACAATGGGGTAATGATCGTGAATCTATTTTTAAAGATCATGTACCCATTTGGCGCCCCAAAGATGGAGCTAATACTATTCGTATTTTACCGCCCACTTGGGTAGATGCGGAACATTATGGATATGACATTTATGTTCATTATGGTATTGGACCCGATAATTCTCAGTTCCTCGATTTGGTCAAAATGAAGCAAGGTGCTGATCCAATCACGGAAGAAGTGCAACGAGCAAGAGCTGAGGGTGATGAAGAATATGCAAAAAAATTAGACTCCAAAAAACGGGTATTGGTCTACTTGATAGATCGTGATCGTCCCCGTGATGGTGTTATGATGTGGGCAATGCCTTGGACTGTAGATAAGGAAATCGCTAATCAAGCGTATGATACACGGACTAATGAAGCTCTCCCAATCGACTCACCTGATGACGGTTATGATGTTATTATTACTAAATCGGGTGTGAAAGATCGAACTGAATATAGCATTAAACTAGATCGTCGATCTAGTGTGTTGGAAATGACAGATGCTATTCTGGATATTATTCAACAACACCCACTACCAGAATGTTTAACTTTTCACTCGTATGAGCAAAAGCTCAAAGCGTTCCAAGGTGGTGCCAGTCGTGCTCAACCCACAGAGCCAGAAAATAAAGCAGCTAAGTCACCCACTCAGCAGCCTCAAGCCAGTAGTTCTGGTAAAACCAGAACTAACTTTAACTTAAATACTTTGACTTGGGAATCTGTACAAGCATTTAACTCTCGACAATTAGATCAACTTTTTGAACAGTTGATTGGCGAGGGTTATGATGTTAGAGAGCAAAACGAGTCTGATGCTGAACTTTGTGAAGCTATTTGTAATGCATTAGGTCTAAAGCCGCCACGAACAACTACTCAAAGAACTCAGCGCCAATCGGCTGCTGCCCAACAGCCCACTGAAGAAGCTGAAGATGACATCCCTTTTGATGAAGGTGTAGATAATGCGGTAGTTGAGCCATCTGCACCAGCACCAACCACTACATCCAGCAAAGTCAATGAGATGAAAAATCGATTGGCTAATTTGCGTAATCAAAAGTAAGGTAAGTAGAGGGCTAGAAATAGCCCTCATTATTTCTAAATAATGGAGATTATTATGGAACGTCAGCCTGTTAAATTAATTCCACCCGCTAGTCAAACTAAAACGAATCAAGAAGAAGCACATGGAGCTTATTTTGCTAAAGTTAAAAAAGAAGGATTAGAGTATATTCCGTCCGGCTGCACATTATTAGATTGTGTATTAGGTGGTGGATGGCCTCTAGGAAGAATGAGCAATATTGTAGGTGATAAAGCGGCTGGCAAATGTGTGGTCAATTCGGCCATGATTCTTACCCCAGATGGTTTTGTTGATCTACAAAATTTAGAATCTAAGCATCCAATGGGTGAATCATCTTATGACCAACAAGTTATGGTCAGTCGTGGAAATATAGATACAACAACTCACTTTTATAAAGAACCAGTATCTCAATATTATCGAGTTGAAACAAATTCTGGATTTATTATTGAAGTAACCGCAGATCACCCAATTGCAATTTGGGCAGATGATTGTGAAACTGTTATGAAACGGGGCCATAGTTTAAAATTAAATGACTATGCCATTATTGCAGCATCAACTCACCAATATGGAAAGAATGAAATACACCCATCATTAGCATATCTAATAGGCATAGTAACTGATTTACCAGTTATGGCAACAGATGATAATCTTATAGTTTATGTTAGCTCTTTAATGGCTAAACAAGTAATTAGTTACCATTTGATTACTCTTGGAGCGGAAATTCAAGTTGATGGTACTTATCTTATTGTTAAAGATAAAACAAATAACACTTCAGTAGTTAATACTCTGATTCAATACTCAGATACTAATTCAATACCACATGCTATTTTAGCAGGAACATTAAGCACACAATTACAATTTCTTCGCGGGCTGATGGATACAACATCATGGCTAAGTTCTAATACTTTTTACTATAAAACTTGTAATGAAAAACTATCTAGACAAATTCAACTCATGTTATTAAATATGGGGATTATTTGTAATCGAAAAAAACTACCACAACAATTAAAAGGCACAAATATGTGTCAGATAGAAATATCAGGGAAAAATCTAAATTGGTACGCTAATTTAATTGGTAGTGATATACACAATTTGCCGATTGAAAATGAACATAGGCATGGTAACATCATTCCAAACTTACTCACTAAAATGACGAGAGATCATAGTAAATTTAAAAATTTAGTAGACTCTCATAACCAAGTAGAAATATCAAGACTATTTGATTTTGAAAAAAGTGTTTACCAACGATATGAGTATGATAGTTGGGAATTGTTAAATAGATTTATTGCTTTACATGAACCGTATGAAAGTGTCGGAGCTGATTTATCTTTTTATAAAGATTTAGCAAATAGTGGATTCTTTATGGATCATATCAAATCCATTACTAAAATAAAAGAAGATACGATTGCGTATGATGTGCATATTCCAAAAGATCATAAGTTTTGGTGTAACGGTTTTATTAGCCACAACACACTTCTTGCTATCGAAGCTTGCTGCAATTTTAATTTGATATATCCAGATGGAAAAATAATTTATTTGGAAGGTGAGGCTGCTTTTGATACCGAATATGCAAGTGCATTAGGAATGCCAACTAATGATATTGAATTTGCTGGAGAAGATTTAGAAGATTATACAATTGAGTCTTGGTTTGATCATTTGACAGAAACTTTGAATAAAATAACCAAAACAGAACAACCATGTCTTTATGTCGTTGACTCACTAGATTCACTTTCTGATAAAGCTGAAAAAGAACGGGATATTACAAAAGGGACTTATGGAGCAGCAAAACCTAAACTAATAGGTGAGCTGTTTAGGCGTTTAGTAAAAGATATGGAACAAACTCGTTTACACTTAATGATTATTTCTCAAGTAAGAGATAAAATTGGTGTAATGTTTGGCGAAAAACACACCAGGACTGGAGGTAGGGCAATGGATTTTTATGCGAGTCAAATCGTTTGGCTCGCACAAATTAAAAAGTTAGAAAAAACAATCCTCAAACAGACTCGCACTTATGGTACAATGGTTAAAGCCAAGTGTAAAAAAAATAAAGTGGGACTCCCTTATCGCGAGTGTGAATTTCCAGTTTTGTTTGGATATGGAATTGACGATATTGCGGCGATGATAACTTGGTTAGAATCTATTGGTGCAAAAGATTCTATTTTGCGGATTATCAACCAAAGTGCTTATAAAAGCAGTGTATCACTGTCAGAAGAATTAAAACAGGTGGATCGCCAATCGCGTATCCAAATTTGTAATGAACTTTCTTCAGAGGTTATAGACCAGTGGGAACTGATAGAGCAAAAATTCCTACCCACCACCAGCAAATATTAACCCCTCAACCACTGTTTCCAGCAATGAATAGGTCAAGAATTAAAATTAATTGGCCTATTTTTGTTGATGAAGTAATTGCCGAACTGATGGGAATGATTATTCATACTGGAAAAATTAGTAAAGATGAATCTTTCATGATCATTCGTGGGACGAGTAAATATCCTTTAATGGAAGAACGGTTAAACTTTTTACTTAACCAATTAAATCTTTCATTAAATGTAAACTCCCAACATTGGTCTGGAATGTTTACATCCCCATCTCCAGTTATTTATAGCACACAATTTATAGCTACATTATTATCTATGTGGGACACAGATAGAATTACTCAATTAGTAGGTATAGAACACATACCCACTTGTATTACTCAATCACCTTTACCTATTCAACAATCATTTTTTGTAGGGTATGTATCGACGTGTCATACCAAAGTACAAAATAAGCAGTTGCTTATTTTACCTTATCTACACACTTTCGTAAAGGATTTATCTAATATCTTAACACGTCTTAATATTAAACATACAGTAAAATCTGAATATTTAATAACCGATTTGGGCATTGATATACAAACTGAACTTAAAAAAGTCCAAAATAAAGGATTAACATGAAACCAGGCCAAAGTAAACCAAAAGGAAATGCTTTTGAAAATAAGATAGCCAAAGAGCTTAGTTTATGGTTGACTCATGGCAAACGAGCTGACTTATTAGAACGTTCTTCTAATAGCGGTGGTAAAGCAACTGTACATCGAAAAGCTGGCAGAGACTTTACAAATATTGCAGGAGATTTAATGGCTGTTGGTGCTGAAGGCCACCACCTTATCAATCATTTCATTGTAGAAATTAAACATCAAAATGAAATAAATCTTAATGTGAGTAACTTGATTTTCCAAACGGCTACCGATGGTTTAGTTGCTTATTGGAAAAAATTATTAGGTGAGTGTCAAGCTCACCATAAAATACCCATGCTGATTTTTAGACAAAACTCCCGGCCTATTTATATCATACTATGCAATGAAGGTATTAAATTGTTTAATTGTGCGGCTATTGTAACTGCCGTTATCCGTCAACCAAAGAAAAGTATGAATATCATCCCATTCCAAACTTTTTTAAATATCGCAAATCCCAGTGTACTTATATTACAGGTATAATTGATCGTTATACTACTTGGAGTTATATCAATGTTAATTGAGAATGATACTGAATGGCGGCAACCCGTACAAATACTTCCTTTAACTCAAGCATTCCCCGATTTGGGCGCATTATCTAATGAAACCAAATTGTTAATGAATGAGCAATTTAAGGAGTATAGTGAAAAAAGAGTTGTTTTGACTGAAAATCGTGAACGTCTTTTTGGTGTATTTTCAGCTAAAGCCCCTATTGTGCGACACACCGATTTTGTAGAAGGTATTACTCAAGCTTACCATAAACTATTTAGCGAAGAACCCATCATTAATGTAAGTTCATTTGATGGTGGCGCTAAAATGGTCGTTCGATGTGACTTACCTGAAAAGTACAGCTTGGATTTTGGTAATTCTGATGTTTCCAACTTAATGTTGGTAGGTCAGAATAGTTATGACCATTCGTATGGGTTTAGATTGAATATCGGGATGCTGCGTTTAATCTGTACGAATGGTGCTGTAGCAGTAAAAGTTATTGAGTCTATTAGTGCTAAAGAATTTAGTAACCGAATGGTTGCTAATACACTACCTGCTCGTATTGCTCGTTTGATTGATAAATCTACTGATCTTGTAGATGTTTGGCGGAAATGGTTGGATATTAAGTTACCCAGTTTACCGGTCAACTTAATTCTTGACAAGTATTTTCCAAAACGGTTCTATGAACCATTACTACAAGAGTGTGCATTCCCAGTTAGTAAATATGAGTTATATAACTTACTAACTCGTAGGTCTACTCATGATATAACCGATGATAAACATCGATGGAGTGCGGATAATACTATTGCTCGGTTGTTTTATTCATCTATGCTGGATGAAGCCGCTAGCGAGTTTGAAAAAGAACTGCAAACAACACCAATCTTTGCCAATGAGCATGTAACTGAACAAGTTACCATTACAGACGATATTACCCATTAATCAATATGGGGGAGAAATCCCCCATCTAATGACTATGAAAAATCTAATAATCTCGGATTTGCATCTCACTGATTCCCCAACTGAATCTTATCGTTGGGATGTGTTTAAATTGGCACAGGAAAATATTATTAAATATCAATGTGAACAGTTATTAATTTTAGGTGATGTTTTTGA